AATGAATGCTGGCGTATCTATTGGCAGAGCTTCTCAAAAATATGTTTCTAAATATATGTACGAAGCAGAAAAGAAAATGCTCATAGAGAAAAAAAATATAGATACTATCATCAAAGAAGAAATTGCCGAATATGATAAGTATCAACCTCACAATGAATTAGATAAAGAGCAACACGAAGATACAAAAAATTATCTTGTGGATATGATTAAGATTACTTGCAAAGCATTAGATGATCTTAAACTTGGAAATGAAGTAGCCAGTGAAAGATACTGCACACATAAATTTAAAGAATTAGTTTTAGATAAGATTGGCAGAATAGACTACGAGCAAATGAGTGGAACTAAACTTGTAGAGTTAAAGACCAAGCATAGATCAAAAAGAAAATCAGATACTAAAGCAGGGTTTAGTTGGATCAAAGCATACTTACCAAAACAACCAGATATAAATCATGTACGCCAGTGTGCTTTCTATTGGTATGCCACAAAGAAAACTCCTCACTTACTTTATGTCAATCAAGATAACTTTAATGTCTTTACCCCTGACACTTGTGATTTGCTTACGCCTGAGTACATGGAATTTTTAATTCAACAAGATTTATTAGTTGATAAAATTCGTCAGAACATTGTGTATTTATGTCGTGGTTCGGCAAAAGATATGAGTAAATTAATTCCCCCACCAGACTTTTCAAGTTATATGTGGCGAGATGTACAGCCAGAGCTAATAAAAAAAGCAGCTAGTCTTTGGGACAATGTGTAGGAATATGGATATAAATTATTATCACAAGCAACACGAGAAAATAAAACAACAGTTTAGGCATGATATTATTATGCAAAAACTTAAAGAAAAAGAAGATAGGGAATATAAAAATATGTTTATAAAACTATTATTAATTTTTGTTATAGCTGTATTGCTTATAACTTTAATTGCTAGATGAAAATTATTCTTACGATAATAATGATGAATGGCACAATCTATAATTTAGGTTATGAAATTGATTCTTATTCTCCAAGAATATGTGATAAGTTATTTGATAAAGTAACTTATGTAGGTAAGACAAGTGGCAAGAATAAGATAGGTACTTTTTATAAATCAAAAGAAGTATTTGCTCACTCTTGTTCAATAGAAAAAACAACTAAAGGAAACAATGAAAGAAAAAATAAAACAGGTTAATGATTTGTGTGCAGCCAATGGTGCATACATAAATCAACATGGTAAGAAAACAGTATCAGCTTGGTCAAAGATTAAATATTTTAGAGAAGTCTTTGGCACTGAGTTTGGTATCAACTGTGTAATACAAGAACACTCTGATCGTTATATTATAATGAAATGTATTATAACTAAATGCGATCCAGAACATATTATAGCAACAGGTTACTCTAAACAGTATCGTGATAAAGCAGGATACTTAGAGATAGCTGAAACATTTGCAATCACACGAGCTTTATCATTCATGGGTATTCTTCTTGAAGATGTAACTTCAAAGGAAGAGTATGAGGATCTTGAGATCCCAGTACAACCTGTGAATACTAAAGGTACATCATCAGCCAATATTAGATATGATGAAGGTACAATTCTTGAACTGATCAAGAAGGTACATTACGCCCCGCATACAGCTAAGTTAGATTTTCTGTGGCGTGCTAATAAAGATCTTCTAAATCAGATAAAAATAAAAGATCAATCCACTTACGATTCTATTTTAAATAAATTTAATAGTAAGCGTGATGAGATCACAACTCAAAATGAGGTATAATGAACGAGCCAATAAAAGATAAGATATATTTAAATCTTATCCCAAACGTAAATAAGAAACCAGGCGACAACCTACCAGTTATGGTAGCACCTAATTCACCTAAAGCTCCAGAGGGTAAGAACTGGCAGATGAACGTGAATATTGGGGGATCTTGGTTTTCTTATGCAGCATTTGACGGAACAGATATTGAAGGTAACGCAACAGGCGGTTACACAATTATCTTAACGAAAAAAGACGCTGCTCAAGCAACAGCAGGAGCAAATAAACAACCTGGATTTAAAGCTGGTGGATTTCAAAAGAAACCATTTACAAGCAATAAGTCTTTCGGTAATAGACAATACTAATAGCTACGCAAGTAACTATTAATTCTATCCCTAGGGTTTCATCAGGCAGTCATGCCTATCCCTTTCGTTGTCCCTAGGGGTAGAGTAAAACAACAAAGGATATATATGACTAGCAAAGAAGATTTTATTGACATTGAAGAAAAGATTCAAAAGAGAATTATAAAAGAACGCCAAGAAGATTATGGTGATTATGAGGAAAACTTTGCCTTACTTGCCGAGCTTTTCTCTATCGTATTGTTTGATAAGATTAGAGTGGCACTAACTCCAGAAGATGTGGGACATATTATGATGTCGCTTAAACTGTATCGTTGCACAAAGAGATACAAGGCTGACAGCTATGATGATCTTTCTATCTACTGTAAGATGACAAAGAATCTAAGACACAAGGGTATTGCCAAAAAGGATAAATAGTGGTAAAGGTTATTCGTAATAAGAACTGTGAGTGTTCTTTTGTATATACAGAAGAATTTGATAGTGCAGAGATCGCATCAGATCCAAGTGCCAAAGGTGTATTGATTGATGTTAGGATCAGCAGTATTAAAACAGTTTTTACAACGATTAAACAGAAGGAAGATTTAGTTGGAAAAACTAAGGATTCGTCTGCAAAAGATGAGAGATCTACAGGAGCTTAGACATAAGAAAGCTCTGGAGTTCTTTCATAAGTATCAAAAAAATCTTAGTGATTCTAAGAGATTGATATTTAAAATTGAGCAGACAAAAGAAAAGATAATGGCTTAAACATTATCTAATTAAAAAACAACGAACAGTTGCAAACGCAACAGAGGGAGAGTCATGACGCCAAGAGAATTCAAAAAGGAAATTAAATTAAGATATACATTTAATAGTTTTGCAAACTTAGATGAAAGAGAAAGAAAGATTTATCGTACAGGTTTTAGAACTGGCTATAAATTAGCAAGAGAGTATTTTAAAAACAGTTTTAAATATAAACATACTGTCGTTAAGGAAGTAGTTAAGTATGTAACTATTAATGATGTGGTTGTACCTGAGAATGTTAAAAGCATGCTATCTATTATTGCCAATCAACTTGGAATAGATGTTAATGAAATCTTAACAAAGACTAGAGTTCAGTCGGCTGTTGTTGCAAGATCAATTCTTATAAATGTTTTAAGAGATAAATACGCTATGCCATTTACAAAGATTGGAGCTATTCTTGGCAACAAAGATCATACTACTATAATGCACCACGTTAAGATGAAAATTAATAGGGAGCATTTCTGGAAACCAAATCATATTATCTGGAACAGATATGATTATGTTATGAAAAATGTTAAGTAATTATTTCTTAAATCCTGATAACAAACTCTTATAAGACTTCTTAGAAATTGTAGATTCTGATTTAGATCTGGATGTACCAGCTTCCTTACGTTTGTTTATGTTATAATACAAACCTTTCTTAGCCATCTTACCTTCTTTTGTTTTATGATATTTAGATTTATCCATATTATTCTCCTGCGTATTTATGTCTGCACTTCTGAGCTTTTAAATACTCAATGTACATATTCATACGCTTATCATTATTATCATTAATGACAACCTTTTGTTTCTCTGCTGCTCTTACATTATTAAAATAAATCTCATAGCAACTATGATCTAATGAATGACAAAAGTTTAATTTCTCTGCATTGATCACCCATCCTCCCTCATTTGACATATGCTCTTTGCCACAGATATGGCAGTTACCACAGCTCTTTAATATTTGTTTTCTCTTAGACATTTTTTATTTTTTAAAAAAACTATTTGTACAAAATTGTCGCACTTAATATTATACACCCTAAAACTTTTATCGTCTAGTCTTCAATAAAATAAATTAAAAAAAATATTGATAATAAAATATCGTTTGACATAAGATAACCGATATGGTAGACTACCTAAATAATAAAAAAACAACAAAAGGGAAAACATGAAACAAATGAGAGAAACATCTGATAAGGAAAACTTAGTTAAGTCTTATGATAACTTAGCTAACTCTATCTTACCAGATACTTTACCTTACATCACTTATGATGAAGCAAAAAAAGCATCAAGATTATTAGCCAGAAAGTTTGGCAATAAAAAAGATGCAGCTCCATCAAGATATGGAAACTATCCAATTAATCTTCACATAAGAAAATGTTGGGTTTGTTTATCCGGAGATTCTTCTTTATTAAGTAGAGGTTGGAGAAGATTGATCCATGACTTAGCACACAGGCTCTTTAAATATAGGAGTCCAAGTCTTCCTGATCATTGTGCTTTGCAAGCAGAGTTTGAGGGACAAGTTATAAGATATGTCATTCAGTCTGGTTGGTTAGATGGAAAATTAAAACAAAAACCAAAAGCAAAAATATCTTCTGATCAGAAAAAAGAAATGAAGATTACAAAACTTAGAATGGCTGTTTTAAAATGGGAAAGAAAAATAAAACTAGCAAATACTTTTCTTAAGAAATATAAATCTAAATTAAGAAGAGCCACTAACTAAACTTAAAACTTTGTACCCCTCAAAATTGGGGGGTACTAAGTATCGTACCCACCTTTAAAAACTCATATACGTTTAAATTTGAAAGACTTTTTTTACTGATTAACTCTTCTTATGTCTGGCGGCAAAGTTTCTTGCAGCTTCTTTAGATCCAAATCCCCAGGCTTTAAGTGCTAGCTTTAATCTTGTTGGCTTACCAGATTTAGAAAGTAATGATCCCTTCATTCCTCCAAACCTCGCAGCAAAAGAAACTCGTCTTGGGTTCACACCAGATTTTACAGGAGCTTTAAGATTAGAACCTTCTGTTCGTTTAAAATATTTTCTACCTGCTTCGTTTAATCCACCGCTTGGATTTTGATATGCTTTTTTAACCATTATAATTTTTCTCTAAAAGGGTTGTAGTCATCCTCATTTATCTTAAAGCATTTACACTGTTTTAGTAAAGCACAAAATCCTTTTCTTAACCAAAAAATACATTTGACATTTAACATAAACTATACTCTCCCCTGACCAGCATATTCTTTATATGTTTTATGCTTGTTTATTTTCTTTGTGTGCCTACCTTTTCTCTTCTTAGGTGGTTTACGAATGTGTTTATTTTCTAAATTTTTTCTTGCCATTTTTAATTTTTACTTTCGCCTTTACCCCCTGCTGTGCAAGCAAAGTTGGTTTCTTTTTAGAATATGCTTGTGCAAACATTGTAGTGATTTGATCTGACATTATTTAATTCCTTTAATTTCTCTTATTCTTTTAACACCATGCTTATCAGTTTCAACAACTGCTTCAACTTCTTTGCATTCCATTCTTACAGTATCTGTGCCACCATCACGTTCTACTTTACGTTTCTGTTCTAAGCAATCAGCAAGGTTAATTTTAGGTGAATAGTTTTCTAACTTACCATTAAGAAACATAAGTAAAGCAAATACAATCTCACCCATTACTTACCTCTTAATGAATCTAATTCTTTTTCTAATTTATCTATCTTCTTTTCTAATTGGCTAATGATAACTTTAGTGTGTACGTTTTCTTCTAGTTGTTTAGAATGCTTGTCTATTGATTTAGCTTGATACTCAATCAACATATACATCTCTTGGTTCTTAGGAGTTTGCTCAGCCTTCTTTAATAAATCTTGCGACATTAACTTCTCATTAGTTTCTAATCTATTAAGTCTTTCAACTATTCCAAAGTAAGTCCAGACTGCAACAACGATAGCAGATACAATGGCTACTATATTTTTAATTGGTAATGATACTTGTGTTTGATCACTTAACTTTAGATCACTCATGTTTATTCTTTTGGTTTATTAGCCATAGTTCGTGCAACTGATTCCGCAGATCTGCCTACGACATACCCCCCCAGACCAATCTGCAAAAGTGTCCAGACATCACCTGGTAGATCTATTGTAATAGCTGCACCAAAAAAGAATTTAACTATTGGACCAAATATATAATTCCATACAAGAATAAAGATAAGAACATACATAAGTAGTGGTCGCCAGCTAGATGCAAACCAACCAGCTTTAGCTTCAGCTTCAATGATCTTAGCTGCTGCTTGTAGTTCTTGTGTATTAGATTGTAGTAATTGTGTTTGTAAATCTGATTTTAATTTAGCTTGTAAGTCTTTATCAGGTACTGACTTTTCTATTGTAGAAAATAAGATCTTAGCAAGAGGTGCAACTGCTCCTAACATTTGTAACATTTATGCCTGACACTTCCTCATTAAGTTAGACAACTCTTCGCATCTACTTGGTGTTTGTCTATACCATGCTGAGTTTAACATTTCTTCAGCAGCTCGTGTATAATCAAATTCATTTAAAGCTGCAAACATATTCTTAAATTTAGAAACACCAGTCTTTCCTAATTGAAATACCATTTCAATAATAATACCTTTAGCAGCCATAGCTATATCTAATGTGCCAACTAATTCTTCCATACCTTGTTTAGCTTTATCAAAGTCTTTATCAAACATTGCTTCAAGTATATCTTTGTCATAGATAACACCTTCAACAAAATCATCTTCTTCAGTAAGTAGATGACCATAGCCAATGGTAGCTTTACCTAATGAGTCAAGGTAAACCTTAGCTACGAAACCTTCGTGCTTTTTAATTCTGTTTTTAACGTCTTCGTAATTCATTTGATTAATATCTTACCATCTTCATATACATAAACAATCTTAACATTTAAACCCTTTTGTATTTTAGATGGTGATCTATTTATACGATCATTCTTTTTGTGTGCGTATTTAGTAGCTGACTTTCTGTATGATACAGTCTTAACGTCATAGTTGTGATACTCTTTTGTCTTAGTATTATAAGTTATAATATCTATTGGACCAACACCACCTAGTGCTGTGAATACAATTAAGTTTGGATCTTTAGCAAAATGTGCTTGAGCTAATGCTTCAGATACTAATCCTTTGTCTGCCTTTAACAATGTAAAACCCTGTGTTGTTTATTTAACGAACTTTAGAATAGCAAGAACAGAACCAACTAATCCACCCACAATAATTAGAAAAGCTATAACGCCTTTGCCTTTACTCATGTCTGAATGTAATTGTTTAACATCACTGCGTAACTCATCTATTGTTTTAATAAGTGTTTGCATTCGTTCAGCACAAATCTTTTCATGTGCAGATAAACGAATAGACGTACCAGATGTAGCTGTTTTCTTTCTCTTCATACACAAGGTATAGTGTTTGTGGATAAAAAGTCAATTATAGATTGTGTTGGAAATAAGGGTGGCTATTCACCACCCCTATTATATAGACTATTCTTCGTCTTCTTCTTCGTCTATATCAAGATCTTCATCTTCTGATTCATCATCATAAGAATCATCTTGGTTCACTTGGAGTTCCAAGTCATCTAATAAATCTTTTATCTCATAGATAATATCAGATGGTGATTTTTTCTTTTTAGCCATATCAAACTCCTATGTTAGGTTTGGCATGTGCGAGATAAAGTTAATTGAATAATAAGTAAATAAAATTATTTTTTATAACTTATTGTTTTATAACTATTATTTATTTATTTTTTATATAGTTTTTCTACTGTATCTGCGTAGTTCTTCCAGAATGATTTTGCATCTTCAAAAGCATCTGCATAGAACTTAGTCCAGTAGTTTTTAATATCAGTATAGTTTAACATTATATTCTCCATTGGTTAATGAAGGGTATATAGGTTAAATTATTATATTTTCAATATGGCTTTGATAGATTCAATAGCTTTACTGATTTCATCTTTATAAGCATAACCAATGAAACCTCCAGCTAGTAAACCAATAATAAGTGTAATCATATTATTTCCTGTTTAGTTGAGTCATAAACATACCATGATATTCCGTAGAACCCAAGTGTGTAATTGGTGTAGATAAATCAGTCCAGATCTCAAAGCCACACTCTTCAGCTAATCTACAAAAGTAATAGTCTTCAGATAAGAATCTATTCACACCATCTTTTTCTTTATATATTCCAACTGGAAAGAAATCATAAGCATTATCTGATCCTTCTATTCCTGTTCTTAAATCTGGTTTATATTTAAGGTTAGGAAATTTATCCATGATAGTAGTAAACACTTCACGTTTAATCATCATAAAACCTGTGGCACTTTCTTTTACTCTTGCGAATCCCTGTTTAAATTCTGTGTTAGGATATAGATTAACATTAAACTGCAAAAGATAATCACGCATTGTCTGTTCATCTATATTATTATTTTCTTTGATACGATCTAGTAATTGCTGCCAGTAAAATCCTTTTACAGGATATGTGCATGTAACAACTTCTTTATTAAACTCTATAACTCTTAAAAGATTCTGCAATGTGAATCCAATGTCAGCATCAATGAATAAAAGGTGAGTACCGTTAAATTCTTTATTATCTAAGAACTTAGTTACAAACTTATTTCTAGCACGATTGATTAAGGATTCAGTTGGAAGTGTTTCTATTCTTAGATTGTGTCCCATATCATTTAAAATTTTAATAGTATTAAATAGGGAATGGAATGTCATGTTACTGATGTTGCCACCAAAGCATGGAATGGCTATTAAGATGTTCATTTAAGAAATGATATTAATAACTTCTTCTAGTGTTTCTAATACTTCCCAACCTGTAGTTCCATTATGAAGTATTGTAGTATTTTTATTTGTGCTAAAGATAGATGTTATATTATTAATATTAAGATAAATAGCTTTACCACTTAAATCAGGATTATCAGCTGCATTGGTAAATCCTATAAATTTATCTGACTTATTTTCTAATTTAAGTTTTTTAATTTTCTTGTTATTTATTTTTATTATTTCTGACATTACCCTTTCCTTTCGTTTTTTTAAATTATTATTTATTTTTTATTTCCCAATTTATAATAGATTCATTCCAAGAATAATATTGATTATCTTCTAATTCTGTTGTTGGCATAGCAACTGGTGCATTCCAATTACAAGTTTGTTCATTTAATATCCAACTATTGAATGGTTTAATAGGAATAAAAGCATCTCTTGCTTGATCGTAAGAGTAACCTATTCCAGCATAATTTTTTCTAAAATTGTTATTGTATGAAGTTTGTTTCCAAACATCTCTTGTATTGTAAAGTTTATTAATAAAATCTACACCTAGTTGTTCTTGTTCAACTCCATTAGCATCTGTAATTACAGAATTGTTAATAGAGATTACTTGTTCAATTATATTTCCTGTTCCTAATTTTGCAAAATAAGCCATATATTATCCTGTTATACTTCCTGAATCGTTAAATACTATAACTTTATCTGAACCATCTGTTGTAACTGTTGGAGAACCTGTTGTTGTTCCTGAATAATTAGCTGTAGGAATACGAAGTATAACAACTCCTTTACCACCAGTTCCTCCTGTTGAAAATGAACCCGCACCGCCACCACCCCCCCCTGTATTTACAGTTCCATTACTACCAGTAGTATTAGTACCTCCAGCACCTCCTCCTTGTGTTGCTGTTCCTCCAGTTCCACTAATACCAGCATTTCCACCACCACCACCACCAGCTCTGCCAACAGAAGAACCTGTAATAGAAGAAGATAAACCAATTCCACCTGTGCCACCACTTGCCCCACCATTTCCACCAGTGCCTCCAGCACCTCCTCCACCACCAGCATTATAGTTTCCCTCTATTGTTCCTATACCACCATTAGAACCTTGATTGGCAGTTCCTGAACCAGCTACAGATGTTGAAGAAGCAGAACCACCACCACCTCCTGAACCACCTGATCCACCAGTTGAAGTAGTTGCTCTATACCCAGCACCAAAACCTCCACCTGTAGAAGTTATTGTTGAAATTCCTGTTCCTGATATTGATGAATTACTACCAATAACACCATTATTTCCAGCACCTTGAACACCAGTACCTCCAGCACCTCCAGCACCAACTGTTACTGTGTAAACTGTTCCTACATTAAATGTTAAACTTGTTTCTGAACTTCCTCCACCACCTGATGTTTCTGTTAAGTATGAATTTCTATAACCTCCTCCACCTCCTCCTCCTGCTCCAGCATCTCCACTTCCTCCTCCACCTCCTCCACCCCCAGCTACTACTAAAAAATCTATTGAGTAGGATGTTGGTGCTAAAGCATCTGTTCCTTCATTAATTCCTGAATAAGCTAACCAACCTTGTGTTGAATCTATATAAACTAATCTTACACCTTCTCTATCTCCTGTTAATCGTAAATTATTTGTTCCACCTTCTATTTTATTTCCATTAGGAGAAATAGTTAAATTATTTGTATCAAAAGTTCCTGCGTAATCTAAAATTATAACTTCATCTCCAGCACTTGGAGTTGCAGGTAAAGTTACTGTAAATGCAGCTGATGTTGTATTACAAAAATATCCTTTATTAGCAGTTGCAGTAAATCCTGTTGTTTTAACTGATGTATCCCAATCAGCAGTTCCATCTGCAGAAATTGTACTAAAAGATAATATACCAGAACCATTAGTTGTTAATGCCTGTCCAGCAGAACCATCAGCATTAGGAAATTTAATTCCATCTAAATTTAATTTACCAGTACCTTTTGGAGTTAGTTTAAGATCAATATTTGTATCATCTCCAGATGACGCTATTTCTGGTGCATTACCAGTAGCAGAATTTGTTACAGTTATTTCATTAACCGCACTAGCTGTTTCTGCAAATTTAACTAATTCTAATGTACCATCACCAATAGATTGTCCATTGACATCTAACATACCACCAAGTTGTGGAGTTG